AAGGTTATTTAACTCTAAAGACACGAATGTTTTACCCGCGAAATCTCGAACTCTCTCCAGAGTTCGTAGAGGCGTTTAAACGAGAATATTCTCGTTTAGTTGAAAACGGGGAAAATAAGAAAAGTATACACCCTAGATTAACAAAAGCTTTACGATTTTACATGTAATTCTTCTAACTTCTCTACGATATACTTAAGTATCTCACTACGTACAACATCCATGGATGTGAATTCGTGTGTATATATACCTTTTCTTTCTGATATATAGTCGTTAAATAATCTGAATATATTTTCGAAGCCAGATTTATTACCTATATCAGATTGTCTAGTATCTCCTACAATAAAATATTTACAGTTTTTACCTATTCTAGTTAATATTGTTATTAGTTCCGGTAAGGTGAGGTTTTGCGCTTCATCAATAATAACGCAGCTGTTTCTAAACGTAGCTCCTCGTACAAAGTTTACTGGTATACCTCGTATAATATCTTGAGACATAAGGTTTTTAGCGTCTGGTTCTGTAAGTAATTCCTGGAGTTTATCAAATAAAGGATACATCCATGGTAGGAATTTTTCATCTGCTTCTCCAGGTAGAGACCCTAAACTCTTAGAA